GCGACCGGAGCGACCGGCGTCACGGGAGCGACAGGCGGCACGGGCGGCGCGGGCGCAGTCGGCGCGACTGGCGTCACGGGTGCGACTGGCGTCACGGGAGCGACTGGCGTCACGGGTGCGACGGGTGCGACGGGTACCACGGGCGGCACAGGCGGCACGGGTGGTGTCGGCGCGACCCAGACGACCATTCCACAGAACTCAAAGAGCGCGGCCTACACGACCGTACTTGGCGATGCAGGGCAACTTATCTTCCATCCGGCAGCGGACACGACTGCGCGCACATGGACAATTGACAGCAATGCGAACGTCGCCTATCCTCTCGATACAGTCATATCGTTTGTCAATCAGCACGGTGCGGGCGTTATTACTATTGCGATCGCGATTGATACAATGCGCCTTGCTGGCGCGGGAACGACAGGCAACCGCACTCTCGCGGCGGACGGTATCGCGTCAGCCGTCAAGGTCGCAACGACTGAGTGGCTTATCTCAGGCACGGGATTGACCTAATGTTACAACAAATTCTTTTTGCTGATTATCATGGTGCTGGCATTGGCGCTCGCACAAGTCTTGGCACCGCCTATGATGATGGAACGGGTCCGGGCACAGTGGTCCTCACCACCACCGCTGCAGTGCCAGCGGGAGCTTTGATTTGCGTTTTGGTATGTGTAGGAGGGTCCGAAACATCTATTGGCACGCTCGCTGATAGTAGCTTAAATTCTTATGTCAATGCAAAAAATGCGTCATCCGTCGTTGCTGCTATATTTTATGTTAAGAACGCAACCGCTATGGCTTCGGGACATTCAATTACGTATACTATCGTCACGCCGGGTAATGCGGTCGCTATGTCTGCTTTTTATGTGACGGGGATCAATACGAGTGCCCCGCTAGATACGGCTGTTGGTGCCACTGCGACCGGGGTTAGTTCGTCGGCAACGGTCACTTCCGGTACGCCAGCGGTCGCAGGTGAATTGTTTGTCGCAATGTTGACTACCGGCACTCCCGTCACCATCACCCAAGATACTACGCACGGGTGGGCAAGTCCGCCGAATGAAAGTGATGTTCCGTCAAGCCTAAAAGTAGCCGGTGGCACACAAGTCAATGCCGGTACAGGAACGAAAATATATTCGCCATCTATAAGTACATCCGGGTGGTCTGCAACCGTTGTCGGGTTCAAGCCCGCCTAAAGCTTGACAGTCGCATGAAAATGCGCTACTTGGCGATAACGAAGAAGGATTGCTCGCAACCTTGAAATACCTGAGAGGAAAATAAACATGCCGTTTCGGTTTCATATTTTGGGAATACCCCATACAATCTCCACGCCCGAATATTCGACATGCGCGTTCACGCAAAAAGTCGTGAAGCTTTGCAAGCTTCTCAAAATGCGCGGGCACACCGTGATCCACTATGGTCATCAAGACAGCGTTGTCGAGTGCGACGAAAACGTCGTGGTGACAAAACGATATGATCTCTCGAAATCATACGGCGATCACGACTGGCGCAAAGACGGCTGGCCGCCATACGCGACAACGGACTGGGCCTACAAAGTTTTCTACTCACGCGCTAATATCGAAATCGAAGAGCGCAAGCAGCCCGGGGACTTTCTGCTATGCTCGTTCGGCAGCGCGCATAAAGTGATTGCAGACGCGCACCCAGATATGATCGTGGTCGAGCCCGGCATCGGATACCCGAGCGGGAGCTTCGCACCTTATCGCGTGTTTGAAAGCTACGCGGCGCTTCATGCCTATCAAGGAAACTCGGCAATTGAAACAGCGAAAAATGATTTTTGGTACGACGCGGTGATCCCGAACTACTTTGATTTATCAGACTTCGAGTATTCATCCGAGAAGGATGATTACTTCCTGTTCCTTGGCCGCGTCAATTCTGGCAAGGGCGTCCACATCGCCGCACAGATCGCCGACGCCGTGGGCGTCAAGCTGATTGTCGCTGGGCAGGGGAAATATGACTTCGACCCGCCACCAAAAAACGTCGAGCTTGTCGGCGTGGTAGGGCCCTCCGAACGCCGGAAACTTCTCTCGCGCGCCCGAGCGACGATTTGCGCCTCGACGTTCCTCGAACCGTTTTGTGGAACGCAAATCGAAAGTATGCTCTCGGGTACTCCGGTCATATCATCCGACTGGGGCTCGTTCACTGAATACAACAAGCATGGTGTGACCGGCTATCGGTGCAAGACATTCGAGCAATTCGAGTGGGCCGCGCGCAACATCCAAAAGATTGATCCCACCGAGTGCCGGGCCTGGGGAGAAAAATTCTCGCTCGAAAACATCGGGCCGCTCTATGACGAATATTTCTCGTCGGTCGCGAAGTCAAAAAATGGCGGATGGTACGCACAATCTCCCGAGCGGGAAAACCTCGACTTCAATTGCTTTAATACCCGTTGACCCTAGCCCTCGACGCGCTATGGTCGCGTCCATGAACATCCTGATGTCAATCTTTATCGCCGCGCTCGCAGCGCTAGGCGCAGTCGGCTGGACAAGGCCTGTCCCGGCTGCCCCGCCGAGCTATGCAATCCGGCTGCACTTTGACGGCGGCGGCAACGTCGGCGACCACCTAAAGTTTTTTCGGTATATCAGGGAAGCGGATGTCCCCGTGCAGATTGACGGAGACTGCATTTCGGCCTGCACTCTAGTTCTGACCCTACCCGCGAGCCAAGTGTGTATCTTTCCATATGGCCGTCTCGGGTTTCATCTGGCAAACTTGAACGGGATTGATGATCCAGAAATCACGAAGCAAATCAACGACCGATTTTATCCATTGAAGGTACTAGAGTGGATCAAAATCCACGGGCCGCTGCAAGCTGCGCCTATCTATTTGACGGGCGAAGAGGCTATTCAGTTGGGCGTTCTCCCGAAGTGTAAGCCGTAATTTTTCGTGCTCGCTAATTCCCTGTTGCTAACCGCATTTTTGTACGATAAAACATGCGGACACTTGAAACGGTTTTGTGACTTGAGCCCCATGCGGAGTGCTCGAAGCAAAAGCCGGAAGTACCCGCGATCTCACATGGGTGGGGCGACGGTCATAAGTTTTTTCGTTCAAACCCAAAGAGGGAAGCCATGACTGGACCCACCACAATCGCCGACGTAATCGTCCCGGCAATCTTTACGCCGTACACTCAGCAACTCACCATGGAAAAGACTGCCATCGTGCAGTCAGGCGTCGCGGCTCGCGACGACTTCCTCGACAACTTGCTCGCGGGCGGCGGTCTCACGTTCACCGTGCCAAGCTGGCAGGACATCGGCGATCCCGCCGAAAACGTGTCGAACGATGACCCGACCTCTGTGTCCAGCGACAACGCCACACAGGCCAGCGCCGAAGTCGCCGTCCGACTTTCGCGCAACGCTTCGTGGTCCACCATGCGCCTCGCCACTGCCCTTGCGGGCGCGGACCCGATGCAGAGCATCGCGGCTCGCGTGTCCGATTACTGGGTCCGCCGTCTACAGCGCGCCGTCGTGGCCGTTGCGAACGGTGTATTCGCGGGCAATGCCCTGGCCGACCCGACCAACAGTCGTTCTGGCAACATCGGTCTGCAAGCCGCGTACGGCAAGCAGAACGATCTGACCAACTCGATTATCTCTTCGGGTTACACCGCTGGCGTCACCGACTTCTCGGCGGCGGCGTTCATCGACACGACCACGTTGCTCGGCGATGCCGCTGCTGACGTGACCGCCGTGTTCATGCACTCGGTTGTTTACTCGCGCGCTCAGAAAAACAACCTGATTGACTTCATCCCTGATGCTCGCGGCGAAATCAACATCCCGACCTTCCTCGGTCGGCGCGTGATCGTGGACGACGGTATGCCTAACCCGGCTGGCGATGCCTCAAACGGCGCGCAAACGGCGGCTGGCATTTATCACACTTGGCTCGTTGGCCCGTCGGCCTTCCGGCTCGGCGTGGGCACCCCAATCGTGCCGACCGAAGTGTTCCGTTACCCGAATAAGGGCAACGGCTCGGGCAGCGATGTGCTCTACAATCGCGTCGAATGGACGATCCATCCCGTCGGTCATGCCTACATCGGCAGCCCGGCGAGCGAAGGTGGCCCGACCAACGCCGCGACCACGAACAACCTCTCGGCAGGCGGTTCCTGGGTCCGCGTGTTCCCCGAGCGCAAGCAGATCAAGCTCGCCCGGCTGATTACCCGCGAAAGCTAAAGCCTAGCGTTCGTACTTATCGGATAGAGGGCCGGGCGCGAGCCCGGCCCTTTTTCTCTAGGGCCCACAGAGGATCACGACAATGGCAAAATCTCCCCGCGAATATGACGCGCATGAGCGTCACCGAAACACCGCGAAGGACCGCAAGACAAACACGCAGCGCGCCGCGTTTCTCGCCGCGCAGGCGACACGCTTGTCGAGCACGTCAGCGGTTATCGCCACGAAGCTCAAAAAGTATACCGCTCGGCAAGTCTCACTGGCTGCGACCATCGGAGACCTTTCGTAAAGAGTTTGTTCGGCGGATGAACATCGCGGTCCAGAGGGGGGACTTCCGGTTCGCCCTGTTAGCCGCCGAACATCGTCGGGCCCGTGTGAGTGAAGCCGAAAGGCGGCGCACGGGCCCGATAGTCCCCCACCCGAACCAAAGAGGATACAATGGCAAACGTAGCAAAAGAGACGATCATCGACGCGCTCAATCAACTTGATCCGAACAATCCCGAGCACTGGACTGACGACGGGCTTCCGGTTACAAAAGTCGTGCAGGGCTTTGCCGGAGACGAAAGCATCAAGCGGTCGGACATCACCGACGTGGCCCCCGGCTTCGCGCGCGATACCCTGCAAGCACAATCCGACGAAACTGGCTCGGTCTCAGAGACTGACCCGGTTACGGGTGTTGTAATCTCCGCAGATAATGCGGAGAATGACGGCGCTATTCTCCGCCCGCAACTCGAAGACGACTTCTCGCAGAAAGTCGCCGCCGTGGAAGCCCTTCAAAAAGAAATCCACGCTCGGCAGACCGATCTTGTGAAAGCGGTCAGGGCGAAAGATGCTGCGCTTCTATTGCTCCACGCAAAATTCCCGCCAATGTCGGCGGCTGAAAATATCCAGCATTACCTCGAAAGCGAAGCGCGCAAGCGACACGAAGCGGCGGGCGTTCCGTTTGCTTCAACTCTCGACCGCGTACTGTCACATCGAAAGTCTCCGCTCGGCTATACGAGCAACGTGCGCCAGCGGGGCCGAATTGACCCGAGGGCAGCGGCGGCAGCGATGGCGGCGGCAGCGGTAAAGGCTTAACCGATAGGAGCGGCCCGTGGGATTGACAGCGACACAGCAAGCGGGCAGCTACTTCGCGCGTAAGCGCAATCGACTGGCGCGGCAATCCGCGCCAGTCTCTAACCTTGCGGCTTATGCTTGGGGCTCGATTACATTCTCGGCGAACTCCGCTCAGTCGATTACGCTTGGCGGAACTCTCGTCAATCTTTCAATCGGTGCAGACCTAGCCGCCACTTTGGCGGCTTTGCTTGTCACGCTCACCGGCTCCGCCGACGCAAACATCGTCAAATGCGTGTACGCAGTCGAGGGCTCGGCGCTTGAAGTTACATCGAAGACGCCGGGCGACGAGACGTTCACGCTTGTCGCGAGCGCGGGCACTGTGTCGCATAGCACGTTGAAACTTCCGACGATCACTGCGAGGGCCGCGCTATGACAGCGATCTTTTGCGTACAGAATTATCTCGGCACAGCGGCGATGTTCACTATCGCCTCCGCTCCATCCCATGCAATTCTCGTCGGCGACACTGGCACGGTTGCCGGAACAGACGCCTGGAATACCTCGCCGCTCGACTTCACGGTGGAGCAAGTGCTCGACGCTGAAAACTTCGGTGTCGGGACAGGTATTCTCTCGGCGGCGAATTGGCCGCGCACCGGCACGATCACATGGAAGACCGGCTCGAACGCGGCCACAACGTCGGCGCTCACTGTGCGACACGGCGCGAACGCTTACGAGACCGTGGCCGAGTTTATGTCGTACCACGACAGTCGCGGCAATCTGTACGCCGCGTCGCCATTCGATCCGATCATGTTCGCCATCGTGAAGGCGACTGATTACCTCGATCAGAAATATCGGTATCGTGGCATCAAGAATGTGCAGCGGCTCGGCGACCCGATCATCGACCCGACGATGGAGTTTCTTGACCCGTTCTTCTCGCCATTCAGCGTCGGCTCAATTCCGTTCATGGCCCCGGCCACGTCTTCACAGTCAACCGAATGGCCGCGTCAAGGCGCGACCGATCTCAGTGGCGATAAGATTATGGGCGTTCCGAACGTGCTCAAAGCCGCGTGTTCTGAGCTTGCATATCGGGCCTTGAACGGCACAATCTTGCAGCCGGACTATGATCCCGAACTTGTCAGCGCGGGCGGCGTTGTATCCTCAATCACGGATGACGTTGGGCCGATCAAGCACAGCATCACATACGACACAAAACTTGGCATCGGTTTCTTTGCGCCATTCCCGCAAGTGGACCGGATGCTGGCAAAAGCGGGCCTATTGCTCGCGGGTGGCGGGCGCACAGTGATCCGCTAATTCCCTGTTGCTAAAGCGCGTGAGGAAAGTATTATGGCCGGGTTCGACTACTTGAAGTCCAAAGCTACCGCCGACAAGCTGATTAGAAAATTCGGCATGAAAGCGGTGCTGCGACGGACAACGGACACGCCGACCGACCGCCCCTGTTGGGTAGTCGTCATCGACGAAATGCCGCGCGACGCGCAAACTGAATTGACGAACCCGACCGACCGACGGGTGATCTTGTCGGCAGTTGGACCTGAGATCGAAGCGAAGCCGCCCGATAAGGAATATGACACGCTCGTCACGTTCATTCAACCGGGTGGCACGATACAAAACGAAGTGCTGCCTTTCACTAGCCCAGTGAAAAAGTATGCACCGGCTGGCATCACGGTCGCTTTCGAAAGTACGGTGCGGCGATGACAGTTTTGGTCAACGACAGACGGGCAAAGATTTTGGCGAGATTGGATGTGCTACTCTCAGCGCTTTCAATCAAGCTCTCCGACGGGAGCACGGTCACGGGCAAGTTTGTCCATAACCGAAACGAGCTTCCCGCCGACAAAGTGCCGGGCATCATCTTGCTCGACGCAGACGAAGTGAGCGACCCGAGTACGCTGCGCGCGGTGGCAGGCCGACAACTGCCGATGGGCGCGAAGCTGATGCGGATGACGCCCGAGATTTACGCCGTGCTTGATGTTCGGATACCGAACAACAAAAACATCGGCGAGGATTTGAACTTGATGCGGGCTGCGATACTGACGGCGGTCTATCACGATGAAACGCTTTCGGATATTTGCGGCTCGAACGGCACGGTAGTTTACGACGGGTGTGTGACCGATCTCGCGCGCAACCGGACCATGAAAGGTCAACTCGGGATCAGCATTTCGTTTGTGTACCCGTTGTTTCCGCAGGAACTCGAATACGTGTAAAGGGAGAGACCCATGACTGGCCCAGGACAATTCGCGATTGAAGGCTCGCTGACGAGCCCCAATATCGGCAACTACTACGTCGGCAAAGGCTTGGTCTCGGTCAAGCTTCTTGGCGAAAGCGTTTTCACAGACGTGGGCAACTGCCCGATGTTCGAGTTTCAGGCGAAAGTCACACAACTCGATCACTACTCTTCGATGACCGGCGTGAAGGTGAAAGACTTCACCGCCGTGATCGAATTGAATGGCGTTCTGACCATGGTGCTCGAAGAGTTTACCGCCCGCAACCTGGGCTTTGCTCTTCTCGGCCTGCCGACTGGCGGCCCGTCGCCGACGCCAGACACCATCGACATTTTCGCGAGCCCTGTGGTTTATGGGGCGGTGAAGTTTGTCGGCGCGAATGACATCGGCCCAAACTGGACCGTGAACTTCCCGCTCGTCAAACTCTCTCCGAACAAAGCTCTCTCGCTTATCGGCAACACCTGGGGCACCATCGACCTCGAAGGCGATGTGCTTTTCGATCAAGCGACCGGCACGTTCGGCACCGCCGTCGTGACGCTCCCGAACTCGCCGTAACCTAACTAGATGTCGGCACTTGCGCGCAAGTGCCGGCATTTACTGCGCAGTGAATACCCCCCTCACACCGAATAAAGGATCACCGCCATGTCTGAGGCAGTCAAAGCACAGGCCATCGTCGCCGCGATCAAGGAAGTCATCGCGCACAAGATCACACAAATCGAAGCCGAGGTTGACAAGTTTCGCAAGACCCGCGCCGAAGAGCACTTGAAGACCGCGCAGGCCGATCTTGTAGCCGCCGAGGCCGCGCTCGCCGTCGAAGTTGCCAAAATTCCGGCGACCGTGGTCGGCCTGCCGACGAAGGTGTAACGTGGCCGAGCTTGATCGACCCCCGACGATTGGGATCAACGATCACGCCATGGTCAAAAACTACGTCTCGAAGTCCGCTTCGCCAGACGGCAGCACTCCCCCCGTGGCGTCTCGGCCCACACATCGAGGCGAAGTCCCGACAGCCGGGAGAGCCTAACTCGAAAAGGAAGTCCCCAGTGACACAAGTCGAACAAGGTTTAGGTCTACTCGACATCGCGCCATCTTACGAAGACGTTCCAGTCGCCGATCACATGCTTCGCGTCTATGGCATCACATCCGAAGACGTGATTGCCCTATTCCAGCGTTTCCCCGAAAGCAGGAATTGGTTCGGCGGCGGCAAGATCGACATCAAGGCGCTGGCGGCTACAGCGCCGGACGGGATTAAAGCAGTCATCGCGGCGGCGTGTCGCGAGTGCGGAAATCCAAAAGCAGAAGAGCGCGCCGGTCAATTCTCAGTCGAGGAACAACTCGACATCCTCGAAGCGATAGGGAGATTAACATTCCGTAGTGGCTTCGGCCCTTTCGTCAGTCGGCTGGCCGCCCTCGCCCGGTTAGCCGTATCCGAAAACTCTGGAAAGGCACCGGCTACGATCTCGCCGCCAGCATCGAACAACTCGTCGGACGCGGACACGACCTTGCAACCATCTGGAAACTGACCCCTCGCCAGATAAATGCTTTCTTGTTTCTCGCCGAGCGGCGAGCCGAGCGTGAGCTTGCAGCGAAACTCTCAGTCGGGTTTCTGGCAACGAACGGAGACGCGAAGGCAGTGAAAAAGCAAATCGACGAGTGGGAGAAGGACCAGTGAGAGTAGTCACCGACAGTAAAGTCCCTGCACAAAAATTTAAGCAGAACCTTGCGGGGCTCGGCGACCGAATGGACGCAGCGTTGACGGCGGCGACAAACATGGCCGCGTCAATGATCGAAGCCGAAGCGCGGGCAGACATCGCGGCAGGCGGCAACTTCGGCGGAGAGTGGACGGGCGGTCTGCACGTCGCAGTCGAGGGCTCGATCAAAAATATGCGTATCAGCATGACGCATGACATCGACTACGCAGGAATTTTCGAGACGGGCGGCACAATCAGAGGAAAACCGTTGATGTGGATTGGTATCAGCGGCACCGACGCCGAGCGCGTTCCAATCGGATCATACGGCGATCAACTCTTCTCGGGAAAAAGCTCTAAAGGAACTCCGCTACTCTTTTCGATGTCTGACAAGCGACCAAAGTTTTTTGGCGTCGCAAGCGTGACTATCCCCCCGAAGTGGCACTTGAGAGAAATTCAACTTCGTGTCATGCAGAATTTCCGTTCGCTCTTCGATCATGCTTTCCGCGCGGTGGGGTAACATGTCATGTCCAACCTAGACGACATCGTACAGCGAGTTGTAGTCGAGGGAACTGGCGAAGCCGGGGCTACTCTAGAAGAGCTTGGCCGCATTGGCGCGGCGGCGTTCGAAGCCATCGAAGTAGCCGCGACGGCGACGAATGGCGCTTTCTCCCTTATGAGCGGCGGCACTCTCGCGGTCATCGGCGCGATCATCGCCGTAGTGGCGACACTCGCGAAGCTTGTCGATAGCTCCGCCGATGCTGTGATCTCGTTCGAAGCACTCGGCAGCGCCATGGGAGTTTCGGCGGGATCGGCGCAAGGTCTCTCTCAAGCGTTCAAGGAAGTCGGCATCGAATTTGAGAGCTTCGCGCGCATGATGGAGCGCGGCGCGCAACGCATTGCGCAAGGGTGGGAAAATATACAAGAGGAAGTCACTAACAGCGCGACAAAGATTGAGGGCGCTCAGATACAAGTCAAAGAGAGCCACCTTGCCGTCGAAGAGGCGATGCAGCGCGCACAGTTTGCATCGGCAGAATGGAAAGACAAGCTAGAAAGCGA